TGCATTGACAACGGTCTGATTTTAAATATAACTGGCGTGGTAGAGCCGTTAGCAAGCGCTAGGTTTCTATTTCCTGTTTCGACCGGAGAATCAGCAGGAAAAACGTCACCGATTAATTGGTTTATTTCTATTACATCCCCTGCAACGCCTAAAACCACCGCTTGAATAAAGCGCCCATTCGTTATATTGGCCATGTTAAATATTGTGCCTACATCACCAACAGGATAATTTCCTGTAATCATCCCATGACCGGGAGTTAAAGTGATAAACCTAGAGTCTGGATCTGTGGCTACCGATGTAGTTATTCCGGTTTTGACCTCTTGATTAAACTCAAGATCAAGAATCTCTGAGGTTTTACTTTTACTATAAACAGCAACCCTGACCTCTTGATTAAACTCAAGATCAAGAATCTCTGAGGTTTTACTTTTACTATAAACAGCAACCCCTTTCTCATCACGCCCGTTAGACTCAACTGGCTCCACTATTTCCGTGGAAAGTGGTTCTGGTAAAATAAACTTACCCATTATATTGAACTCCATTCAGTGCCATCATATATGTAAAGCTCACTTTGATATTGAACGTTAAAAGTCCTACCTGAATCGTCGCCATCAATAAGGCCAAATGAGGTGACTTCTGCATTTCTACGCATTACGTGGATCATATCATCAGCCACCGCATCAGGATCAAGTGTTATGTCAATCGGATCTGTGTTATCGCACAGCACCACTTGAAATGATAGCGCCGTTGCATCTTCCGTCACTTTAACTGTTCTGAATATTCTAGCCTCAAGATCATCAACTCTTGGCTCTAGGTTAGTTATTCTTAAATCTAATATATCCAACTCATCAGAGGTGAAGGCGAAATCTTGCAAGATCCCCTGGTAATCCTTGACTAAAAGATCGGGCCATTGAAAGCCGGCTTCTAACGTTAATTGCTTTACCTGTGCATAACTTAACACGGCGCGTCTTGTTGAAATTCGCCTTGGGTCGGCCATTACGACGCCTTTAAATCTAAACGGCAAAACGCCATTCTAGATCGTGAGGCGGTACGAAGCCTAAAAGTTACATCTTTGCGAACATATCCCAATCGTTTAACTTCAAAATTTTGATTGTAATTAAGGTTAGAGCCATATTCCTGCGTCCACTCTTTACCGTTAATTCTCATATCTGAAGAGCGAGAAATAAAAACGGTTGCATCATTACTTGGAGAAATACCCGGTATCGTTTCAACTTCTAACTTATCAATTGAAAGTGTTTCCATATCCATAACAGGAGTATACAAGAGTCCTTCAACAATCTCGCCGTAATGAGTACAGGCTGAATCATCCAAAAATCCAATTTTACTATCTAACTTATCACCTATGCACCACTTACTAAAACGGGGGTCGTAAGTCATATCTTTACCGCGATAATCTGCATCACCTAACACATCAGTTTTTAGAACAGTCCAAGCTAATTCAATACCGTAAGCTTTGGCTATACTGTCATTGTAGGCCAAGGTTTCGTTAGGTAAATGGGCGATCATCCATGTTGTAGCATCTTTAGTGAATACCTCGATAACCACTTTAGATAGTTGTTCACCGGTGTATTTTGATAAAACCTTTTCGATCTCTCTGTTGGTTATCGATTCAGAAGAGCCAGATTGAATAATGGTAAACTGATATTGCGTGTTAGCTCTGCGCGAAAGCGTATACCATTGATCTTTGTGCTCTGCCTTGGTGTGAGTGCCAGCAAGGCCAGCTTTAACCGCTTTCAGCTGTATACGAGTGTAAGAGAAGTTATCAGCGCCAGCATTAACAAAATACTCGGTAGTTAATTCATTAAAGGCTATGAGTTCATTATCTTCATTTAATGCCACGCCCCATATTTTGTCTGGTTGAAAGTCTGAGCCTTTAAAGTCAAGAGGCTCATACGCCTCCTCATCTAAGTCTTTTGACTGAAATAAAAATTCACCATCGGTTAATACAAAGCGAAAATCAGCCCAAACAATATCTATAGGTGAACCAATGGTGGAGTCGGTTATTTGTCTAAAGCCATCAGTAGGGTTGTAATAATAAAGCTTACTACCAGCAACGATAGCGAGGTTATTTAAAGAATATGTTAGCGAGGCTTGTTCTGTTCCTGGTATGTCACCCAGGACAGTTACGCTTTGATCATCGTTAATCTTAATTAGCTTCTGGCCGGACACTCGGTATTGGCCTTCAAACGTCGATCTTGCTACCCATATAGAGCCACGACTAATACCTTGCCCTACGGCAAAATCTGAAAGGCCGTAGTAGTTGAGCATGTAACCATGTTCGCCGTAAATCTCTCTCAATACAGCGTAATAGTTAACAGGTAATGAATCGCGGTAGTCGACGTTATCATCAACCTTATCGCCTTTAATGAATGGTATTGAGGACATATTAATCTCGCGGTAATATCTCAAAGAAAAGTTGCTCTGTCTTAACTCTTCCTGAATCAGTTGTGATAATGATCGTTACCTGTGCGCCAGTTCTGGCAAACTCATCAATAACCTTGGTTGCTTCAATTCTAAATTCGACATCATCATCAGTGTTTGAGCTTGAAATTAAATTAAGACCGCTATCAACTTGAACATCGAAAGAAGCTATTACTTCAGCGTCATCAAGGTATGAGTCGAAATGTACGGTGTAATCGTTAACATCACCAATGAAGATTGTTTCTTTTTTATTGATGTTGGGTAGCGGACCGGTCTTACGGTAGAACCTTGCCCATCTATTATAACGCTGAGAAGCGCCCGAGCCGCGAGCCATTCTGTTAGGGTATTGAACTTGGTTTATTCTATCGGCAGCAGTTCGTCCAGATAAGTTACTTAATGATGCTTTAGCCTGAGAAAATAATAGATGTGAAATATCTTTTTTGCCAAAATCAGGCACTAATGCCAAGGCTAGGTTAGAGGCGTAAGCACGCTTTGACCAAGAGGGAATATTACTAACTGAGTTAGGATCGGGTTCGTCTTCAAAGTTATAACCTACCTTGATGTTTCTTGAGTCATATTCCGCTGCCATGTCTTCAAGTCGCATCAACGCAAGCTCTAAATCTTCAGGGGTAGGATCAACCGTTAAGCCAGATATCCGAAGGCTCGAATAGGCATCGATAATAATGTCTATCTTATCGATTACGCGCCCTTTGTCTGCCGTTGATGCGAAAGAATCCATTTTATAAACCTAATTCAGTTTTAAGGGTTTTAACTCGCTTTTTATCCCAACCATCAATGTTGGCTTTTTTAGCTGCTTGACGGATTTCATTAGTACTAAGCTTGCCGCTTTGGTTGGTATCAACTTGATCGAAAGTATCTGTAGAGCTTTCTTTTGCTTCAACTTGATTTTCAAGTAAATCTTTTGGATTTTTCACGTAACCTTGTGACTTATAGAAATCCATATCGGAAATTTTACACCGAATAAAATCACATAGAACGCCACGGATTATAGAAGAATTACCAGTTTTATATAAAAGTACGTGAGACATAACGCCCCCCCGTATTAAAGAAAGAAAGGGCGACCGGAGTCGCCCATTATATTAGCTAGAGAAAGTTACCGCTGAACCGTTTGCCATTGGGTTGCGGTTAGCTAAACCGTACCAAACGAAGAAACGATACTGAAAAGTACCTTTGATCATATCACCATCGTAAATCATATAAATGGTAACGCCGCTGGTTAATGGTTTCTTAATAACTTGCATCCCACCAAACTCATTCATTAATTCCCAAGGAACTTCGCCACCCATAACCTGAATCGAGTCTTTAGCAAAGAATGCATTAGATCGTTCAGTAGATAGGTTAACTTTAACAACTGTAGCGCCGTCTAGGATTTGAGTATTGATGTTTGCATATGCCTTTTCAAGCGTAGATAGTCCAGCATCATCCGCAGCAATAGGCTTGGGGAACACCTCGACACTTGTGGCACCAGGAATACCAACAATCTTGAATGTCATTGCTTCGCCAGTTTCGTTCTTGTCTGCCAAACCTAATGACTCAACAATGACAGGCGTTCCACCAGGGTCGTTGATGAATGTAACAATATCACCCACAGCATAAGCAGCGGACGAGACAACCGGAATGGTGCCTAGTCGATAATCAATATTTGTAACCACTTTAGTGGTTGCATTTGCTGAACCACCTTCAGGAGCTTCCGATACATCACCATCAACTGTTGAAGTTGCGATCGCGCCACCGGCTAAGTTTTTAAGTGATGAGCTTGTAAATACATCAAACTCGGCAACCTGCGAACCAATTTGACCAGTTAACCATGTGTCAGATGGGCGGCCTTTGATTGTTTCACGGCCTGCTAACTCACTAGCAAACGCTTTAGTGTCACGGTCATTCAAAATAAAGTTACAGCCCAAAGTTTTATAAACTTGACGCTCATTAACCAAGGCTTGTCCTTCAGAAATAAAATCAAAACCGCTAGTGCCTTGGGTGGTGAAGTCAAACCGATAATGCAACGAACCAGTATCAACAACTAAATCAAGTAAGTCTTTGTTTAGTTGAGTAGCTTGCTGGAAGCCTGCTTGAGTACCTGCGCGTTCCCAGAAACGTTGATCACGCATATTATCAATGCGCTGCTCAATCAAGTCGCCGTTTGGATCGCCTAAGCTGATCGGATAGGTTTCTTCGATAATGCCTTGCTCTTGGCCGGTTAAATCAAACCCAGTTAAAACAGGACGATGTTGTTGGACCGGATACCAAATGGTATTGCCAGCATTTTGTAGTTTTTCAGAGTCGCCTTGCTCTGCATCTACAAGATCGAGCATCATAGTTTGATGTTCGTATGTCTCCACCATGTTCTCAAACATGACTTCGGCGATTTTACCTGTGGTTAAACCCATTTTCATCACTCCAAAATATTTAAATGATTACCAGCTTCGCGTATCAATCTTTGCTTTTTTAGCTGCAAATTTAATATCTAACTTTTCCTGAACGGACTTGGCTTTATTGTACTTTTTCTTAAAGCCTGTTTCGCTTGTGGATTCGTTAGCGTCACCCTTTATTTGTGTTCCGGGTGCTGGTGCTTTGCTGACTCTACTTTTAGGGGCTGATACCTTTGCCTTTAATTCACCTAAGTAAACCATTAGCCCTGGTGTGCTGGTTAAACCTAATGACTTAACCTTTTCTAGCGCGGCTTTGTTTCGTCCAAGGTAATACATGACCTTTTCAGAACCAACACCAAGAGTAGCTATAATCGTGTCAGTTAGGTGGTCGCCTTGACCGGGTGCAACTGACTCAATTGCTGTTCTTACCGCCAAATCAGAAGCTTGGTATAGCTCTGGTTCGATGTTTGACTCTTTTACTAGCTTCTCAGCCCGTTGATAATGACTATCGACGGCGACTTCAATCTCCTTTTTTTGCTGAGCTTGTTGCTGAGTTTGATTTTGACTAGTTGCTTTAGCTTCTAACTTAGCGCTTAAGTTTTCATCGTGCCAAGTCGCTACAGCTTGAGCGTATTGCTCTTCGTTAAAATCAAAATCCGCCAACTTAGGCAAAGGCTTAACTGTTGGGGCTTGTTGCTCCGCTGGCTTGCCTTGCTTTAATTGTTCAATCTCAGCTTTAAGAGAATCAATCTCTTCGTCTTGCTTACCGACTTTAGCTTTAAGCTTTTTCTTTGCGTTAGCTATGTCATGGTCGGTAAATTTTTTATCACTATCAATCGAAGACTCATCGTCTTCTTGCATCCAAGCTTCTGTTTCAGTTTTGGTTTCGTCTTCTAGGTCTGATTCCACAATCTCGCCAGATTCATCAACCTCTTCGTCTACCGTTTCTTCTTGAATTTCATCCGTTTCAGTTGTGGTTTCTTCAACGGTTTCGACTTCAAGTTTCTCGTTTGCAGCTTTTAGCTCTTCTAAAGATTTCATTTTATACCTTGTGACCAAGTAATGCCCTGCAAAATCCACAGGTAGAGTTGAATTTAACCTGTTATCTTCAGTGATTTTATTTTACGCCTTAATAGCTGCTTGGTCAAATTAGCCAATACCCACAGGTAAACTTGAATCGTTAACCGTTCACCCTAGCCCTAAACATAGACGAAGGGTTAAGTTGCTGTATGGCACTTAACTTCTTCACTTGGTTGTCAATATCAACACCGTCCTTTTCAGATAATGTTTTATCTATATTAACGCCAGCTTCAGCCGCCTTAACTTGCTGCTCCGCTCGTTTGGTTTGAGCGTTAAAAGAATCAACCTCAAGTTTTCCCGATTGTATCTGAGCGTTTGACATGTCCTTCTGTGCTTCGCGCTGCTCCTTCATCACCGCCGCCTGACCTTTCATGTGTTCGCCTTGTGCGAGTACCATGTTCGGATCTTCTTGTGGCTGGTTGGCTTGCTGCATCATTGTAATTTCTTCTTCTGTTTCCGGTTCTTTAATACCAGCTAGAACAAGTTGATTTCTTGCGTAATCCCTAACGTCATCAAAGTTAACACCTGGCATGAGTTGCAATGTTTTCATTAATAAAATGTTCTTTAACGGGTCCCCTTCTTGTAATGAAGATATCATAGAAGTTAACTGATCGAGCGTTTGTTGCTTTTGCGTTTCGTATGTTTGCCCGATATCTGCGTAAACATCAAACTCCATGTTCGTCAAATCATTAAGGGTAACTGGCTCTCCGGTTTCTTCATCAATGATCACTCGCATCAACTGAACTTGCTTGATTACCCCATCAGGCGATTGTATCGACACTAATTTAGGCGTGTCATGTATTTGGCTGGCAATAGAGGCGTATACTTCAGCGTCTCGCTTTTTTGCGTGTTTAAAGTTGTGTTGGTAAATATAAGACTGCTGATCCATTCGTGATTGTAAGGCCAATACAGCCTTTCCGCTCAAATCAGGATCGGCAATATCTTGTGGTATACCTGGGTTAGCAACATCCTCAACAGCTTGCCGAGTCAAATCAATACTAACAGCCAGTGCCTGTGGCATTGTTTGTTCTGGCATTACTGCGACAGGGCCAAGTGGTAAATCATTACCGGTGCCATCAGTTCTATTTTGAAGTAAATACGGATAGTTATTATCGGCCCCGTTTTCTTCATACATAAACTCAAAGCCCTGTATTTGCTCAGGCGAGAATATAGGCTTAGGGCGTGGTGATCGCGACACAATATCAGCCAAGTATGACATTTGAAAGTTTCGTAAACGTTGCGGATCTTTAGCTAGGCGCGTAATCCCACACCAATACTCTTCACCTTCTATTTGCGGAACGTGCTCGCCGTAACAAGGAATTACAGGAATGTTTTCCCCGGAAATAATTTCGTGATGTAAAATTTCGCTACCACTTACGATGTACTTAGTTACTTCCCAGCGCTTAATTACCTTTTCACTTACGACCGTATAACCACCATCAATCAAATCATCTTCAATGTCTTTGATTGAGCTTTCACGCAAGATGATTGGTTGACCTAATGGATCCTCAAACGTGATGACTTTATCTTTAACTTTTTCACGATGGAAAAACGTAGAAACATAAACCTTGGATTGTTCAGCGGTCCATGGAAAAGCATAACTTTGCTCTGGTGAATCAAATTGTGACATTTGGACCTTGTCAACATCTTCACCGGTTAATTCATTAACAAGATCTTTGTAACCATCTTCTGAATATTTATAGAGAATTGAAACGTAATTAGCATCTGACTTATCAAGGTTGTTGGCGTTAGGATCAAAGAAACAAGTATTATTTGCCTCGGGTATATACTTTCGTCTAATGATTTGATTGTCGTCACCGACTTGATTGGTGGCGTACTCAGTGTACATTTCCCAAGCACCAAAGCCACAAACAACAGCGTCTTGGGTTGCGTAATCGTAGGCCTCTTGAGTTGGAAGTTTTCGATCGTCGGCACGATAAAGCCCATCCATTAATTCGGCATCATCTTTCCGCGCTTCATCTTTCGGGTGAAAGTCTGGCTGAATTGGGTTTAGTCGTAAGTCGGCCATAATTTGACGACCAGCTTTACGAAGAATATTAAACTCGCCGCGGTATGCTAATTGCGAGTCACTTAGTAACTGATCATCCCACTGAGTAACCCAGTAGAAAACTAAATCATCAGAGGCTTGCTCTCTCGTCACTTGATTAGCTGAGTAAGCTTTATCGTGCAATCGTTTAATATCATCTAGTTCAAGCATTATCTTCTACCTATTTTTTTAACGGGTTTCGGTATAACAGGGGTTACCCTTTTCCTGTTAAGCTGACCACCTATATTCATTTGCCCAAATTGCCTAAAGGCATCGGCTGACTCTGAATGTATGTCGTGAACTGGTACATCCATAAATCTACCTGTTGTATTGTTCCACTTCTTTCTGTATGAGTCTAAATGAATAATACCCTCTTTGCACTTTTCTTCATCAATCCAACATGTGGATAAAGAATCTCTTGTTGCCTGTATTCCGTGGCTAATATCATCAACGCGCGGAACTATCTCTATATTCCTTAGTCCTAAGTCTGCCAACTTGTCTCTTGGTGATATGTTAGCGATCGAGTCTTGTCTTTCGTGTTTGGCATCATGCGGTAAATAGTGAATACCCCAAGAATAATCAAGCTTAGCAAGCTCTTTTGTGTAGTAAGCATAGGGTTCACTCCACCCTTCAATATAACCGATAAAATTATCACACTGTCCGACTTTCTGGTGTAGCCATATCCCTGTACCATCACCGCTTCCAATATCCCAAAAGGTATTTACAGGTACGCCCTCTCTATGAGGGACCGTTGTTATTCTACCCTCTTTACGTGCTTTTGTCATTTGCACAGTGTAGTAACAGCCCTCTTTGGATTTCTGAAAAGCTTCTTTGATCGTGCTCGGGTATTCCTGCCACATCTTCTCTGCTTCGCCTGAAAATTCTGAATCCCTAGTCATAACCCACCATGCTCTCTGGTTAATGGATATTTTACATTTAGAATCGGTTTCTATTTTATCAAAATACTCATGATCTTTGTCAGTGATTAATACATTATCAGGATCCGTTGAATAAGCCACTTCCCCCCACCAAGGATAGAAGTGAAGCTTGTAATCTTTAGGGTTTAATTTCTTACCTGACAACATAAGAGCTTCCGCCCTTTTGGTTATTTTATAATAATGGCCGTCTTGACCTTCTGCTGTTGACTCTATGAATAATAACCCGTTCGTTGGAACTGCTGGGATGGAGCCGGTTATTATTTCATCCGCTCTATCTGGAAATTTAGCGCATATTTTGCCAAATTCAGAGATATGCAAGTATTGTTTTGTCCCTGATCTTACTGATGTCGCAACCTCGATACCGCTATTGTTGTGGGCGAAAACTAATTCGCTTGTGTTCTCCACTTTTAGCGGCATAGCGTCTCTTAATGACGGCGGTAAGTTATCGTAAGCAAACCTTAACTTATCCCTGAATATTTTCTTTGCTGCGTCTTCATTCTGGGCTATTGTCGCCGCCCTAACGTTTTCACGAAATAAACAACAATCTAAAAACAATATTTGTATTACTGTGGTGAACCCAAGTTGACGCGCCTTTAAAATATCGTTCCTTGTATGCATGTTAAGAAGCAAATCAACTTGGGCTTCCTTTGGGATAAAAGGTATAACCAGGTTATCTTCACCGTTATCACCCTTAATCATTATTTTATAAAGCTGACCACCGGTTAGTCTCCACCACGGATCAGCTAGGCACTCTTTAAATTCAATATCGTTTTTTGGTCTTTTAGTCGCTAGCTGGGCCAAGGGTACTTCCTGATATTTCTTTTATAACCATGGTTAGAGGGTTTTCGATATCACCTGATAACTCTTTCTTATCAGTAAGCCCTAAATCACGCGCTATGATGTTTGGATTTAACAGTCCAGCACTGGCGCCTTCAAACTTTTGAGTCTCGATTATATCGTAAACTCTATTTATGACTCGTGAAAAATCTTTCCCTTGTCTTGTGTCTAATTTAAGTTCATCTTTAAAGTCTGTGAAGTAATTACTGTTTACATCAAGGAATATACATAGTCCTTTAATGGTCATGGCGCGCATTAAACTTTCCTGTCCAGTAACTGTGCCTTGATAAATTATTGCCTTTTGAAGTGGGTTGTCTTCTATTGATTGGAAGTATTCACAAGCAGCAATCCAAAGTTGATTGGGGGAGCTAAATATTTTACTCCTTCCGTGTTTTGCTCGAGCTTTCCAGAACTGGTTACCTTTAGGTGCTGGCATGGTGTGAGTCCTTAATGGTTATTCACTGGCTTTATTGTTTGTCTTGATTATCTGAGAAATGTTCTTTTTTGATATCTAAAATGTGCTTAACGAGTAATGCGAACAATACAGCTAGACCTACTACCGATGTCACCCCTTTAATGATTGGCTCACCATAGTTCAACCATACATTTGACGTAAAAAATGCAGTTACAACAACCGTTGTCTTTGGATGCGTCGCTACGACCTCAATCGCCTGTTTTATTTCGCCGCTCATCACTTCGTCTCTTTTTTATGTGTTTGAATATGGCGTTCAGTGCTATTAAAATCATGAGCGCATAAAAGATTACTTCTTTGATCAGATAAATCCAGTCCATCAATTATCGCTCTAGCTATTAATAATAGCAGTTGAATTAATATTATTATTAAAGCGATAGT